AATGGACAGGCACATTCAAAATATTGTTGAAACTGACGATAGCGTGACTATCACGTTCGGCAAATCAGATGACACGCCGCCGGTTGTTGAAACCGCTGGCTATAAAGAAGATCAAGATCGTCTTGATCGCGGCGAACTGGTATTTCGGTCGCGTGCTGCGGATATGGTTGAAGAAGATGACCGCCGCGTCAGAATGTCGATTTCAAGCGAAGAACCCGTTGAGCGTTCTTTCGGTTTAGAGGTTTTGCGTCATAGCGATGGCGCAGTAGATTTGTCAAGGTTGGGCAGCGGTCACGCACCGCTATTGCTAGACCACGATTTGACAAAGCAGATTGGCGTTATTGAACGTACCTATTTGGATCAAGCTGATCGCAAGTTGCGGTCTGTGGTTCGCTTTGGAAAAAGCGCACTGGCTCAAGAGGTCTATCAAGATGTCAAGGATGGGATACGAAGCAACGTCAGCATCGGCTATCAAATCCGCGAAATGGAGCAAAAGAATGAGCGTGATGGGACAGTCGCGATTTCATCTTGGGTTCCGTATGAAGCCAGCATTGTATCCGTTCCCGCTGACGCTGGTGTCGGCGTGAACCGCAAAGCTGAATTTGTCGAACCAGTGATTAAACAAAAGGAGGTCAAGATGACCGAAGTAAATCACGAGGAAATTCGCGAAGCCGCAGCCGAAGCTGCAAAGCGTGATTTTCAAAAGAATGCCAGCGAGATCATCAATCTTGCTGTTAAACACAACCGCCGTGACCTAGCCGATCAAGCTATCGGTCAAGGCCAGTCTGTTGCACAATTCCGCGCGACCTTGCTTGACGCCATTGGCGAAGGCAAGCCACTTGAGCAGTCAGCCGGTGCGGTTGATATGTCAGAAAAAGAGCAGCGTTCATATTCATTTATCAAAGCTGTTCGCGGTCTTGTAAATGGTTCTGGTCTTAATGGTCTAGAGCGTGAGGTTTCAGAAGAAATCGCAAAGCGCACTGGTCGCGAAGCACGCGGCTTTTATGCGCCAGATAGTTTCTGGGGCGGTCGTCGTGACCTAACTGCTGGCACAGCTACAGCCGGTGGCCACTTGGTCGGAACAGATCATCTTGGCGATCAGTTTGTTGATGCTCTGCGGTCACGCTTAGTGTTCAACGAGCTTGGCGCACGCTTTATGACTGGTCTGCGTGGCGATGTAGCTATTCCAAAGCTGGCAACCGGCGTATCTGCTGGCTTCGTGGCTGAGAACGGCGCAACATCTGAAGTCAACGCTGTGTTCTCACAAATTACGATGTCCCCAAAATCGCTTGGGGCGTTTACGGACGTATCGAGATTATTAATGATTCAGTCCGACCCTAGTGTAGAACAAATTGTTCGCGATGACCTATTGAACGCGATTGCACAGAAAATTGAAGATGTTGCAATCGAAGGCGGCGGGTCTAACGAGCCAACCGGCATCACTGGCACAACCGGCATTGGTTCTGTTGCAATCGACACAAACGGCGGCGCGATTGCTTGGGATGACATTGTCAACTTGGTTAAAGAAGTTGAAGTTGACAATGCTGCTATTAACGGCAACACGCTTGCTTATCTGACCAACCCAAAGGTTAAGTCGCTGATGGCTTCAACTGCAAAGGTTGCGTCAACAGATAGCGTTATGCTGTTAGATGCACCTTGGAACAGCTTGTATGGTTATAATCTTTCAATAACCAACAATGTTCCATCTGATCTGACCAAAGGCACTGGAACCGCACTTTCTGCAATGATCTTTGGTGACTTTAGCCAACTGATGATGGGCTTCTTTAGCACACCAGACGTTTTGGTTGATCCATACACAGCCGGTTCAACTGGCGCAGTACGCATCCGCGTTATGCAAGAGCTGGACATTGCTGTTCGTCACGCACAGTCATTCGCTGCGTGCCTCGACATCGATGCCTAACTAAACTGACGGGGCGGCTCCGGTCGCCCTGTCTTTCCCATAGGGGCGCAATATGAAAATCAAATGCAAACGCAATATTCTAATTCAAGGCAAGGCGCACGAAATTGGCGATATTGTTGAACTGCCGGAAAACATTGGTTTCGATTTGGTCAATACCGGCAAAGTCGAAGTGGTTGAAGATAAAGTTGGCATCACTGATCGGGCTATCGGTCTTACAAAAAAATCAGCGGCCAGCCTAGTAAAGCGGAACACAAAGAAAAAATGACAACAAAACTGATCAAAATCACAGCTATCAAAGACTGCCAAGCGGGATCAGTCGGGATTATGCTTGCTGGCGAAGATCACGATGTTCGCGAAGATGAGGCGAACAAGTTGATTGATCGCGGTTATGCGAAGCTGTGGTCAGCTAAAGTGGCTAAAGTAGCTAAAGTGGACGCTGACTAATGGCTGTCGAAACCGCAGATGATCGCGCTATATTCATTGGCGTTGATGATTTCGGGGTTGCCGCAACCTATAACGGCGGCACGATCAATGGTATTTTTGACAATGATTTTGTCGAGGTTGACGCTGGTGGGGGCGTTGGCTTTGCATTACAGCAACCACGCTTTGTTTGCCGCACCGCAGACGTATCAACCGCCGCTGAAGGCGACACTATCACAATTAGCGCGGTGGCCTATACAATGCGGATTGTGCAAGACGATGGCACTGGTATGACCACGCTGGTCTTGGAGAAACAATAAATGGCGCACGTTCGGCAGCAAATCCGCGATCAGATCGTGACCGCATTAACGGGATTGACCACAACCGGCAGCAACGTATTTCGCAGCCGTATCTTTCCGCTGGAACAGACAAAGCTTCCGGCACTTTGCATTTTTACCAAGAGCGAAGCGACCGAATTTGATACAATCACTTTAGCGCGTTCTGTGAATAGAGTTTTGGACGTTGCCGTTGAGGCATATGTAATTGGCACAGCGAATTATGATAATGCGCTGGATGGAATTGCGGTTGAGGTTGAAGAAGCCATTGCCGCTGATGTGACGCTGAACAATCTGGCAAAAGATGCACAGGTTGTTGCGTTTGAGGCTGACTATTCGGGCGATGGCGAACAGCCGGTGGCCGTTGGTCGGTTTACAATATCGGTGCAATATCGCACCAAAGAAAATGACGTTGAAACTGCCGTTTAAGGAGATAAACCAATGGCGACTTTTAAGGGTAACGATGGTGTCGTACTTATCGGCACAGACGTAATGGCTGAAGTGATTTCATTTAGCGTGGACGAAACCGCCGATGTGATCGAGGATACAGTTATGTCCGATGTGGCAAAAACTTACAAAGCCAGCTTTACAGATTTTACTGCAACCGTTGAGACATATTTTGATGATACAGATGCCGCACAGCAAGCAGTAACCGCTGGCGATACTGTTGTTCTAAAATTGCAGATGGAAGGCAACACAAGCGGCGACCACCAGCTAACAGGTTCCGCGATTGTCACAAGCCGTTCAATCGGTGTATCATCTGATGGCATTAACACCGCCACCTATTCGCTGCAAGGCACTGGTGGATTAACTGAAACAACCGTTTAAGGGGTAAATTATGGGTTTGGGAGAACAGATCGCCGCAAGGCGTAACCGCGACCGAAAGGTCATTAAAGTTGATGAGTGGGGCGAAGATGGTCAGCCGTTGGTTATTTATTCTGGAGCTATTACCGCTGGCGATATCGACAAGCTGCAAAGAAAGCACAAAGACTTTCTAAATAATATGACAATTGCCGGAATGGTTGATTTGATTATTAGCAAAGCTGAAAACGCCGATGGCAAACGGTTGTTCACCATTGAAGATAAAATGTATCTGATGGGTGATAGCGTGGCCTTAATTGCTGATATTGCTGGACAGATGTTTGGCGAGGTTGAAAGCATTGAGTACGCTGAAAAAAACTAAAGGGCGACCCGTTGAGGCTGAATATGCTGGCCTTGGCGGATCGCCTACACAAAACACAGTCAGAAATCGAAGAACTGACGCTAAATGAACTAAATGAATGGTTTGCTTACTTTAGGGTGATTGAAAATGGTAATGAAAAATAATCTGCCGATCACAATCACCGCTAAAAACAATACCGGCACAGCATTCGCCAGCTTGCGTTCTAGCCTTGGCAAAATCAAAGGCGCAATCTTCAACGTGCAAACCGCCATTGCCGGTATCGCTGGCGCGACTGGCTTTGGCCTTTTGATTAAATCGACTGTTCAAACAAACAGAGAATTTCAATCATTAGAAGCATCTTTAAAAACCTTTTTAGGGTCAGCGGATAATGCGTCAAAAGCATTTGAAGTTTTGCAAGTGTTTGCGGCTAAAACCCCATTTGCATTGAAAGAAGTTGTTGGCAGCTTTAACAAGCTGATTGCCGTTGGTCTAAAGCCATCAATCAAGACGATGGTGGCATTCGGCAACATTACTTCCGGCGTGGGCAAATCACTTGATCAGTTTGTCGAAGCTGCGGCTGATGCGGCTGTTGGCGAATTTGAACGCTTGAAAGAGTTTGGCATTAAAGCCAAAACAGAAGGCGACAAGGTTTCCTTTACTTTTAAGGGAATGACTACAACGGTTCAAAAGAGTTCTGAGGCAATCACCGGATATTTGGTTGGGTTGGGTGAAACTCAATTTGCCGGTGCAATGGCAGAACAAACCAAAACTTTGAATGGTGCTTTTTCAAATCTTGGTGATAGTTTTGACACGTTCAAAAAGGCAATTGGCGAAGCTGGTTTCAATCAAGCTTTGATAGAAGTGTCAAGATTTTTTGGCGATATGATGCAAAGCAGTAACGGGCTGGCAACATCAATTGGCCAGTTCTTGGCATCTGGCGTGCGAATGATCCCTGTCATTTTCTCAAACATTGGCAAAATGGCTGATTTTGTTTCGCGGAATATTGACTTTTTGCGGCGCAGTTTGATCGCTGTCACATCTTATCTTTTTGCAAAGGCTGTGCTTGGGCAAGCGTTGGCGTTCATTAAGTTTGGCAGCGCACTGTTAAAGGCGCAAAAGGCGATGATATTATATCGCGGCGCACAGAAGATGCTGATGGTTGGCACGCTAACTGTGATTGCGGTCATTGCGTCAATGAGTGACAATCTTGACAAGGTTATTAATGCAGTCAAGTTCGCGGCAGATGAGTCGATGAAACTGGCAGAAAAAGCGTTCCCTGGTCTCACTGATGCGGTCAATAAATTACTGCCTAATCTGGACAGCCTTGAAGCTGGTCTTGAGAAAGACAAAAACGAAGCACACTTGACCGGCAATGCCATTGCCGCATTAGACGCGCAGCTTGCAGCGTTGATGCCGGATATGGAAAAGACAACAGAAAAAACTGACACGCTTGCCGAAAGCTTAAAAAAGTTAAAAGAAAAAGGCAATGAAGTTTACGAAGGTCTTGGTGGTGCTGCGGTGCGTGGCGTCAAGTCGTTGGAAGATGCTTTGGTTGACTTATCAATGGGAACAACTAGCGTAAAAGATGCTTTTAAATCAATGGCAAAATCAATCATTGCCGATCTGATCCGCATACAAATTCAGCAAACAATCACAAAACCTTTAGCGGCTGCGATGGGTGGCGGCAATTTTCTTTCTACTATAGGCAGCGCACTTTTTGGCGGTGGCAAAGCTATTGGTGGATCGGTGCGAGCCAATACGCCATATATGGTTGGTGAGCGCGGCGCAGAAATGTTTGTTCCAAATAGCAGCGGTTCTATTGTGCCAAATAACAAGCTGGGCGGCGGCGGTGTTACCATTAATCAAACCATTAACCTATCGGCTGGCGTATCGCAAACAGTACGCGCTGAAGTGATGGGTATGTTGCCGCAAATTCAAGAAGCATCAAAAGCGGCTGTGCTTGACGCAAGGCGGCGCGGTGGCTCATTCAGTGCGGCATTCGGGTGATCTAAATGGCAATATCATATCCACTAACATTTCCAACGCAGACCGGCATCGCCAGTGTAAATTTGCACGCGATCAACAGCGTTGCAATCTCATCTAGTCCGTTTACTTACAAGCAGCAAGTAGTAGCACACACAGGTCAACGCTGGGAGGCTGAGGTTAGCTTACCGCCGATGAAGCGCGCTGATGCTGAGGTTTGGATTTCGTTCCTGCTGTCCTTGAAAGGCCAGCGCGGGACGTTTTTAATGGGCGATCCTAACTGCGCCACTGCACGCGGCAGCGCATCTAGCACGCCCGGCACTCCTGTTGTCAATGGAGCCGATCAAACCGGCGACACTTTGACCGTAGATGGCCTGCCAACCAGCGCAACCGGCTATTTGCTTGCTGGCGATTATATCCAGCTAGGCGGCGGCTCTAGTGCAACACTGCACAAGGTTTTGACTGATGTTGACACAAATTCGGGCGGCAGCGCAACGCTAGATATTTGGCCTAGCATCCGCACAGCACCGGCTGATGACAGCACTGTGGTGGTAGCAAACGCTGTTGGCAATTTCCGGCTGTCCACAAATCAATCAGACTGGTCGATTAATAACGCCAGCTTTTATGGCATCACGTTTCCAGCGATTGAGGCTGTGGTTTAATGAGCCGCGATCTAACCCAGAGCATCATTGACAATTTAGATGCGACAGAGATCAGACCATTCTTTGCTGTCGAATTATATTTCGACACGCAAACTTTACGAATGTGGACTGGGCTTGGTGATTTTGTTTTTAATTCAGAAACGTATATTGGCACGGGTCAATTTTTGGAGATAAGCGAACTAAAAGAGACTGCCGAAATTTCAGCAAAAGGTGCGACTGTTAGTCTGTCTGGCATTCCATCGAACCTAATATCACTAGCTATCAGCGAGCCATATCAAGGCCGCAAGTGCAAAATATTTTTCGGGCTTCTAGGCGTGGAAGGCGATTTCCTATTGCTTGAAAATAGCAGTTTTTTGTTGCTTGAGGACAGCGGCAAAATTAATTTTGCTGAAGGTAATGCTGTAACAATGGATGAAGTCTTTAACGGTTACATTGACCAGATGACAATAGCCGAAGGCGCTGAGACTAGCACAATTGGAATTTCTGTTGAAAGCCGTTTGATTGATTTAGAGCGTGCGCGAATTTTTAGATATAACGATCAGAACCAAAAAGCCAGATATGCAAATGATAAAGGTTTTGAATTTGTCGAAGATTTGCAAGATAAGCAATTTAACTGGGGTAGAGGGTGAGGCTGCACGATTGGCCGGAGCGTTTTGCCGCTTTTATTGAACATTGGAGACACAGGTCTTTCAAATGGGGTGAGACTGATTGCATTAGATTTGTTGATGAAGCGTATCACGCGCAAATGGGCAAGCACGTTTTTTCTGATTGGTTTGGAACCTACACAACTGAATGGGGTGCGTTTCTAAATTATCAGCGGCAGCTAAAGCGAAGTGGTCATAAAAATATTATAACGGCCATTAATAGCCGTTTAAGAGCCATAGACGGGCTTCATCCTTCAAGGGGCGCGATTATAGGTCGGGGCGACTACGGGGCGCTGATGGTTACTGAAATTGCTTTGGGCATTGCGCTAGGTGATAAGGTTGCGTTTTTAGGTTATGATGGTCTGGAATTTTCACCGGCTAAACCAATTGATTTGATTTGGGTTGTAGAATGAACAAGATCACCCTGCTAAAAACCACTACATCACTGACATCGGCTGTGCTGATTGCGTTGATCCCAGAGGCAGCATACGCGATGCCGCCAACGATAATCGCAGCGGCGGCTTCTGCAGCCTTGTCTACTGGCTTTGCTTATGCAATGGGTACGCTTACTGCTAGTGTTTTAACAACCTTTGCAACTTCCTTTTTCCTAAATGCTGCTCTGGGGCTTGTCAGTCAATCGCTGTCACCAAAACCAAAAACCGCAGTTCCAGCCGGAACATCTGCCATTTTGGTCAGCGGCTTGTCACCAGTTTCAGATCATCAAATTATTTATGGCCGCACAAAAATCGGCGGTGCGGTGGTTTATAAAGAGGCCACAGACAACAATAAATTTTTGCACATCGTTGTTGCTCTAGCCGGTCACGAAGTTGAAGAAATCGAAACAGTATATTTAAACGATGAGGCTTTGACGCTTGACGTTGATGGTGAAGTCACTGCGCCGGATAAATATGCTGGGATTGTTCGGATTAATAAACATTTAGGATTGTCAACGCAAACGGTAGATGCCGATTTGGTTGCAGAGAGTGCTGGAAAATGGACAAACGATCACAGGCTGCAAGGCATTGCTTATGTGTATGCGCGGCTTGAGTTTGAGGCTGACGCATTTCCAAACGGTGAGCCGAATATAACGGCGATTGTTAAAGGCAAAAGGGTATATGACCCGCGCACATCTTTAAGCGCATATTCTGACAATGCCGCACTTTGTTTTAGAGATTATCTCACAAGCGATTATGGATTAAATTCACCTGCTGATGAAATTGATGACACGCTAATCATTACAGCCGCAAATATCTGTGATGAAAATGTGACTTTAGCAGTCGGCGGAACAGAAAAGCGATACACAACAAACGGCGCGTTTTCGACTGGCGTTAAACCGGCTGATGCTATCGACAGCTTACTAAGGACTATGGGCGGCACGCTTTGGTATAGCCAAGGCAAATGGCGCGTTAAAGCTGCGGCGTATTTGACCCCAACACTGACATTTGATGAAGATGATTTGCGAAGTACGTTGCAGATCAATACGCGACATTCACGGCGCGACAACTTTAACATCGTGCGCGGCACGTTTCGCGGCTCGGAAAGCAACTGGCAGTTCAGTGATTTCCCAGAAATCAAAAGCAACACGTTCATTCAAGTCGACAACGGGCAAGAAAGCGCGATGGATTTGGAATTGGGAATGGTGTCGTCTGCGGCCACTGCGCAGCGGATTGCTAAAATTGCATTATATCAAAACCGCGAACAGCTAACATTATCAGCCAGCTTCGGAATGCGCGCTTTTCAAGTGCAAGTTGGTGACGTGATTTTGTTTAATAACAGCCGCGCCGGATTTGTTGATAAGCCGTTTGAGGTTTTATCGTGGACATTTGGTTCTGATGGGAATGGTGCGCTTGAGATAAAAATGACGCTGCGCGAAACATCTGCGGCAGTCTATAGCTGGTCGGCTGAAGAAACTGCTTTTGAAACGAACAACACAACGCTAGCTGACCCGTTTGACGTTCCGGCAATTGGTCTGAATATTAGCAGCGAGGCGCGGGTGATTAATGAACACCTTTCAAATGTTATTATTGCAGAGGTCACATCGGCGGCACCAGAGCGCATCGACAATATTGAAGTGCAGTTCAGAAAAACCGGATCAACTACATATTCGACTGGCTACACCGGCGACCTTGGCCGCGTTGAAATTATTGATGTTGAAGATAGTGACTACGATATACGCGCAAGGGCGATAAATACGTTTGGGATCAAGGGAGATTTTACAACGCGGCTTGGCGTGACTGTTCAAGGTTTGTCTGATCCACCGGCTGACATTACTGGCTTTATTGGCAGCGTTACCGCTGGCGGCTTGCATCTGGAATGGGAGCCAGTGCCAGACCTTGATTTGTCGTTTTATCGCATTCGCTATAGCAGCCAATCAACCGGCGCGACATTCGCCAACAGCACCACAGCGATCAATAAGGTTGCACGCCCCGCCAACAGCGTCACAGTGCCGCCACGCGCAGGCACTTATATGATTAAGGCTTATGACAAATCGGGGAATGCCAGCGTCAATTACACCAGCCTAGTCATTAGCCAAAACGATCTGCGCGTGTTTGCTAACACGTTGACGCAGACAGAAGATCCGTCATTCAGCGGCACAAAGACCGGCTGTCAAATTATTTCCGGCGATCTGCGGATAACCAGCCCAGCAACCGCACCAACAACAGCAACATATGATTTCAGCAATTACATCGACACCGGATCAGTCAATTTAGCCGAAGTCACTATGCCGATGGACGTTGTGCGGATTGATAATAATGCGGCTTTGTGGGATAGTATTTCTGGCAATTGGGATAGCTTTGCTGGCAACTGGGATGATTGGACGGGATCGGTTCAGTTTACTGATACAAATGTTTTGCAATATATTTCCATCACTGATGATGATCCGGCTGGATCACCAACTTGGTCGGCATATAAGCAGTTTAAAACTGGTGACTTCTCAGGACGCGCATTTAGGTTTAGAATAGAAATGCAATCGACCAGCGATGACGTAACGCCAAGCATTGATGAATTAGCGGCAAAAGTTAGGTATGGATAATGGCCACACACGATTATGTAATTGACAATCAATCAGCTCCATCAGCGCGGTCTGACATAAATAACGTGTTGCAAGCGATTGTTACAAATAACAGCGGCACATCTGCGCCATCCGTTACTTATGCCGGTATGTGGTGGCTTGATACCACAAACAATTATTTAAAACTGCGCGACAAAGACAACGCTGATTGGGTGATTGTTGGCGAGTTGGATGTGACTAATGACCGCTGGAAGCTCATTAGCGACAGCCTAAAAGCTGCATCGGCTGGCGGCATTGACGTGCTAAACAGCAGCGGCACAAAGATCATTGACTTGCAAGTAGCATCACAAACTACAGCCGAAGCCGGAACGAATAACACCGAATTAATGACACCATTACGCACAGCGCAAGCGATTGCCGAAAATGCAATATCTTACCCGCAAGTCATCACAACGCTGACTAGCGGCACTAGCTACACGATCCCATCCGGCGCGCAGGCTGTTTTGATCGAAGCTTCTGGCGGCGGTGGCTCTGGCGGTGCATCACAATTTTCTGGCAACTTTACAGTCAACGGAAACATCGGTAGCGATACAACAGTTTCAAACGGCACTTTGGGCATTTCTATCACTGCGAAAGGCGGCGCTCGCGGGCTGGCTGCATCGGCTGGCGGCAATGCACCCCCGCTAACAGGTGATGCTGGCGGGGATATATTAGCTGCGGTCGGTGCGGCTGGGGGCGGTGCTGGGCTGAATAACTATGCAATCACTTGCACGGCTGGTGGAAATGGAAATTTAGTTAGGAAATATGTTACTAGCGCATCAGCTGGCGCACCAGTTGAAAATGAGCTTTTAACATATTCTCTTGGTGCAGGCGGCGCGGTTGTTTATGCCGGCTCTACGCCAAGCGTTGCTGGTCAAAATGGTTTTATTAAGCTAACGATCTGGTAGGTAAAAATGGCCGATAAAAAAATATCCGAATTGACGGCAATCACGGCTGCAAATACAGCGGCTGATGATGTTTTTGCGGTTGTTGATACATCAAGCACAGAAACAAAAAAAATCAGTCGTGATGAGTTAAAAACTGCGGTTGCCCAAACCGGTGCAGAAATAAAAGCAGCCTATGAAGCCGAAGCAAATGCGTTTACAGATGCACAGTTTACCAAACTAAACTTAATTGAAGATTTAGCCGATGTAACAGACACCACAAACGTGACTGCGGCTGGGGCATTGATGGACAGCGAGGTGACTAACCTTGCTCAAGTTAAAGCCTTTGATAGTGCTGATTATGCTACGGCGGCACAAGGCACAACGGCTGATGCAGCGTTGCCACGCACTGGCGGTGCGATGACTGGGGCTATTACAACAAACAGCACATTCGATGGGCGCGATGTTGCGGTTGATGGTGCCAAACTGGACTTAATTGATGATGGTGCAAATAACTATGTCCACCCAAACCATACTGGCGAAGTCACATCAACCGCTGATGGCGCAACGGTTATTGCTGATAATGTTGTTGATGAAGCTAATCTCAAAGTATCCAATGCCCCTACAAATGGATACGCGCTAACAGCACAATCTGGCGCGACTGGTGGTTTAACGTGGGCTGCTGTATCTGGCGGCTCATACAGCGACAGCGATGTTGACACGCATCTAAACACATCAACCGCATCAGCGAGTGAGGTTTTAAGCTGGACTGGTTCCGACTATGATTGGGTTGCTCAAAGCGGCGGCGGCGGTGGTGCTGACCTTTACGCTGCAAACGAAAGCAGCCCAGCCGCCCAACCTTCAGCGACTGGCGGCAATGCAATCGCGATTGGTGATTCGGCAACTTCGGCGGGTGCTGATGGTGTGGCGATTGGCCTACAAGCATTTGCGAGGCAGCAATCTGCGCTTGGGTTATTTGGTGATGCACAATCTACTGAAAGCATTTGTATTGGCAAAGGGTCTGCTGTATCGGCAGACGGTGCGGTTCAAGTAGGACGTAACGGTTATGCAACTAATACAGATGCTGTTAGTTTAGGTAGATCGAGAGCAAGTGGAGTAGATAGCTTTGCCGCAGTAATTGATAACAACTCAGCTAGCTATGGGGCGCAGGGCAATAATAGCATTGCGATAGGCATACAAGCAAAAGCCTCATCCGCTAGAGGGGTTGCGATTGGTGCGTATGCTCAAAGCTCATCAACATCAATTGTACTTTCTACTGGATGGAATAATATTACCACCACCGCATCAGGCTCAAATTCAGTGGCAATTGGTGGCAATACTTCAGCCACGTCTCCTGGGTCATACGCTTTTGGTCAACAATCATCTTCAGCAATTCGTGGAAAATATGCCTATGCTGCGGGTCAATTTGCAGCGCAAGGAGACGCTCAAGGTGGTCAGTTTATTCTAAGAGCGGATACTACAGACGCAACAGCCACTGTACTTACGACAAACAATGCTACAGCCGACGCAGACAACCAAATCGTAGCTGCATCTGACACTTGCATCACGTTCGATGGCACGATTACAGCAATGCAAAATGGCGCACAGTCTTATGCGTCTTGGCGTGTCGAAGGGTTGCTTGTCAATGATGCCGGTACGACAACTGTGGCTAACAGCGCAATCACAGTGATCGACAATCAGTCTAACTGGGGTTTGACGCTAACAGCCGATAACGGAAATAGTGCACTGGCTATTACGTTTACCGGCGAAGCTGCACACAATATCAGAACCGTGGCTAATATCAGAACCACAGAGGTCACATACGCTTAAAGAAGGAACAAACAAAATGGCTATTAGAAACAACATAGCGGAAGGTGCAAGCCAATACGGCATCGCTTTTCAAGACGCATATTACCGTATCGTAACTGCGGCAATCTCTCGCCAGCGTGGGTCTAACCCAAAGTTCGAGGTGATGATTGACCTGTCAGCATACGCTACATCATCGCCCACAGACGATACACGCGAGGTGGATTTTAAACGGTATCAAGCACCCCTAGACGACATTATTGCAGCAAGTGGAGACCAGTTTCTTGACCGCTGCTATAGCTGGGTAATGACGCAAGATGATATGGCTGGCTCTACAGCCGTTTAAGGAGTAGACGATGGCTTTAACAATTAACCATCAAACCAACGACATTTCCGCCGCAAGATGGCTTTCCTGCAAGCGTGACTTGGCCTACTAAGCCGGAGTAGGGTGATGAACGAAGAAAACAAAATTGTTGTTGATGCGGTTGCCGCAACCGGAACTGGCGCGGCTGTTATGGGTATGGCACCAGACATCGTGGCAATCATAACTGGCGTGTGGGTGTGCTTGCGTATTTGGGAAACTGAAACAGTTAAAAATCTAACTGGTCGCGGTGATGTTTAAGGCAATCGTTTTGGCTTGCGTCATTGGCGCACCTAACAATTGTTACGAATATCATTCGTTTATTTATAGCAGCACTAAAGAAAACTGTAAAATTCGCGCATTGGAAATGTCTCGGCAAATTGGGGAGATTGCCAACTTGATGCCGATGAAGTGGCGGTGTCAGCGTTTAAAAGAAGGGCAGCTAACCGATGGAGCCAGTCACAACCGTTTTGGCGGGCATCTCGCTGGTTAAAGCCAGCGTTGATTTCATAAAAAGCAACATATCGACCGCGCAAGATATCGGGCAAATCGCCGGTCAGATAGATGCGTTATTTACCGGCCAAAAACAGGTGCAGGAGGCCAGCAACCGCAAGTCTGGCGTTGGACTAGCCGACCAGTTTGGCGTTAAGTCTGTGGCGCAAGAAACGATTAATGCTCGCTTAGCGGCAGAACAGATTGCCGAAGTTGCCAGAATGGTTGATTTTCGTTTTGGTCACGGCACTTGGGCTGGTATATTGGCAGAACGGCAAAAGCGTATCCAGCAAGCCAAAGAAGCGCGTGCAGCACAGCTCAAAATGGAACAGTTGCGCCAGCAAGAGATGATCGAAAATTTCAAAATAGGGGCTATTGCTGTCGGGCTGGTTGTGGTTATTATTGGGCTGTTTATCGGCGTAATGACAGCAACGGCTGGTGTAATTGTTAAATAGTGCAACCGCAACTGGGCTGATGGGGGAATACATTGCTCTGTCTGCAATATTATCTATGGGCTGGAAAGCAACGCATTGCCCGATGGATAGAATTGATGCGCTGGCATTTCTTGATCAGACGTTTTTACGCTGTCAGATTAAGACTGCTAACCTTTTATCTAATAAAGATGGTCGATCTGCGCGTCACCATTTTCAGCTTGGTCACGGCTCTAAAGCAAAACATTTGCCAAAG